CAAAGGTAGATACGCCATCTGGAGAAATGTCGTTAACTGCCATTAAGTATCCTAATGATCTTAAATAGTTTCTGGACTTTTGGCGATAAGTCTTTGTCATGTCAACGTAGTGATCATGCTCGTAAGTAATTACAGCGAACTTATAATCATCAAAAGGAATCGAAGTTAAGATTTCAAAGGTACTCTTTGAAGGCTCGCAGTCGAGTTGCAAGTAATCTACGATACCGTCTTTAGCAATCTCTTTCAAGATTTTGGAGTAGTTCGCCTTTGTCGCATCTTCGCAAAGAACCTTGTTTGAACGATGCTTCAAATGCTCGTCAACATGGTTTTGACCCCATTCAAGCCCAATGCCAGTCCAGCCATAGTTCTTTTCTAAGACTGCCGTATTGCTATTGTGGTAAGGTTCAGAAGAACCAACTTCAAGATAAGTTCCATTCTTCTTTCCATCTAGCATAGAAAGAACAAACATATCTTGATAAACTTGAGAATAATTAACGTCGATTAATTCAACGTCTTTAAACTTGAATCTCAAATCTTTAAATTTTTTCTTTGAGTACCTTGTGATAGCTTGAGATTCTGGGCCACAACCAAGAGTAGTCATATTATTTTGAACTGCTGTTTTATGAGCTTCGTTCATTACGTCGCAATAGTTATCAGAAAGATGCAGGAACAGCTTTCGTGATTCTTTGGTCTTTCCCCACCACCAACCACAAACAGCTTTCTCAAAAATCAAACCATACTCGCCAACATAACCAACATTGTTTAATGTAGGTTTACTGTTATTTACGAACTCTAATCCAGCGCAAGCCAAAAGATAACCTTCGTTATACTCTTTATTGTATTCGTGCATTCTGCTTAAAAGATAATAAGCTTCTGGTCTATCTGGGCACAGAGAAATAGCGTGTCTAAAAATGTTCTTAACAGTACCAGTACGATTTCCTTGTTGATCAAAACAAAGAGCCATAAACAGCAAACATTCATAAGACAATTCTTTATCTTGCGCTCGTTCTGCGGCTCTTAAATAAAAAGAAATTGCGGCAGCAGTTTGTCCTTTTTTATGATACCATACCGCCAAATCATAATTCTTTTGAGCGTTCTCAGGATCAAGAACGTAAATATCTATTGGGCTAAAAGTTAAATTATCCATTTAAAAGGTTCTCCACAATTTTTTTCGGGGTCTTCAAGAGAAACGACGCGTTATCTTGGAATCCAAAAGTAATCAATAAGTCATCATTAAGTTGAGCCATTCCGCACGCGAATTCAATTTCGCCTTCCATAAAGGAGAATTCTTTAGATACTTTTTGAATCTTAAAGTCCTTGTCGAACTTGGTAAAGACATGGCGGTAACGAGCGTTCTTTCTTTGAAGCTCACTCTTAAAAAGGTAGGTGATATGATTTAGGCAAAGGTATCCATCTTCCCAAGGAATAACTTGCGAGCCGCCTCTGATGTTGCCGCTGTAATCCCCATTTAATTCTTGAAGAACGACTGTTTCACAAGCGCCAGTAACAGGATCAGCCTTTACAACTTCAGTTGGATTTGTCCACTTGATGAAGTGGTATGGCTTATCTAAAATTGGCATCCAGTTTTTTTCGCAATAAGAAGTGTTTGGCGCAGGAGCGTCGATTCTAACTCTTGAAATTTCTTTAACAGAATCGGCTGTAACCTCAATCTCCGAAAGCTCCATTCTGCCAACTCCATTGGTTGTCGTATCGCGTCTTACTCCGCAAAGATAAAGCTTGCCGCTCCACCGAACAACACGCGCATCTTCAAGACCGATAAATTCCCAAATCGGTTTCACATCTAACTTAGAGGTGTCAACTTTTGCGCTCTTAACGATATTCATCTTCTCGTCTAGTTCGCAGAAGAAGTTCTTTGTAGTAAGAGTAATATCGTTTTCTGGATTAAGGTAAACCAGCGGACCATAATGATGCTCAAAGATTCCTTTTTCCGCATGATAAATCGTGTACTGGCAATGACGCAAGTTCATGATCACCTTGCCGTTATCTACATAAACAGAAGGATTCATCAATCCTGTTCCGTTAGTTTCTGATGCTGGGATAACGAGCGGATGCAAACTTCCGCCATTCGTAATAACGTATTTAGCTAACATGGTTAATTGATATTAACCTGTCAGTTAAGAAAATCAATTAGTTTCTAATTTTTTCAGTCTTGATTCTAAATCCGCAATAACGGCAACTAAATTAGATATTGTTCCAGATTGTTCTTTTACAGCTTCCGTCAGCAAGGCAGTTATCCTTGAATAGTCTAAACTTTTTGTTTGTCCGTCTTGATCAAAATTTACTAAAGTTGGCAACACTTCGTTAACTTCTTCGGCGATAAATCCAATATCATTAGTTACGTTTTTTGTTTTCCAATCAAATATTTTACCATTCAATTGTTTTAATGTATTAAGCGCGTTCTCTATTGGTCTGATATTTTGTTTAAATCTTCTTGAAGAATATGTCGGATGAGAAGATGCACTTAGGTTACCGGAGTTATCTAAATCCGCCAACTGCACGGAATTTCCGCTATTAACCCATCTGTGCCCATTAGTTCCTCCGGCGTACGTCAAATAATTTCCGTTTCCAAAGTCATCACTTATCGACAGTCTAGTTTGAGAATTATCAAAAGTTAACCAATCATTTACTTGCAATTGTCCAAAATTTGTTGAAGCTCCAGCGGTTAATGCTCCGCTGTTTGTAGTCAGCACCGCATGACCACCTACATTTAATGAATTAAAATTGGACGTTGAAGCTGGATTACAGTAATATGCAGAATCGTCAATATCGTAAAAAGTACTAAAATAACCGAATCCCGACTGACCATAAAAACCTATCTTTAGAGATCCTGAAGAATTATTTAGTTCTAAAAACGATCCACCAAAAACACCATCATCTCCTTGAAATATCGCTGTATAAGCTCCTCCATTATTTTTAGCCGCAAATCTAGCCCTACTATTTACAACTTCTAATAAAGCCGTTCCGCCTTCTGATATACTCAGTTGTTTAGCGGAAGTATTTAATGATATGTTAGAAGTATATAGTCTTGTAGAATCAATATTAAAACCGCCAATAGTTCCGCTTGACGCAGATAAGGCGCCAGCAAAAGTTCCAGAAGCTCCTGTTACATCTCCTTTAAATACGGCAGCTCCTGTAGTTCCGTCTAAAGAAAAAGTCGTAGCTCCTGAGCTGTTTCTTGCTGTTATTCCATTAGGAGTTATTCTTATATCTCCAGATGATCCATTAGTATAGGTTCCTATTTGTAAAGCTCCAGATCCTTGAAGAGCGAACTGTCCCAATATAGTGCCAGCAGCAGTATCTAATTTACTGCTTAAAGCGGCAGAAGTTATAATTCCGCTGCTATTTATTGCTCCAGCAATAGTACCAGCGTTTCTTCCTCCAACACTACTATTTGAATCTATCGACGAAGAAACTATATTTCCTTGTACAGTTAAAGTTGAAGTGTCTGGATTCCAATAAAGCTTATCTTTTAACGAAAAATACGCATTACTATCTACATAAAAACCTGTATTAGCGTTTGCGTAAGTTCCAGCTCCAATATATATACTTTTATTTACGCCATCTAAAGTAATTCCATTATTTCCAACTTTAAATGTTTGGCTAAAATAACCATTAACGCCAGCCACTACAGGAGAAAAAATAGATCCACCGCTAATCAAAGTCCCACCGCTATAAGTTCCTTGCGCAACAGAGTCTGCTATAGCTTTTGCATTTGAGTACGCTGTATTTGCTTTAAGCGTTGCGTCTATAGACGCGGCTTGAATAGATGTTGCTTGCGCAGCGTTAGCTTTTGTAGTTGCGTCCGAAGCCGCCGCGCCAATAGCTACTGCTTGCGCTGCATTAGCTTTTGCTGTTGCGTCGCTTGCAGCTGCGCTTTGAGCGGAATTTGCTGCGGAAGTAGCTACTCCTTGTGCGTATGTTTGAGTGGAAGCGTTACCTCCAGTAACATTAATACTTCCATTTACGGTTAGTGATGATCCATCCCAAGTTAAGTAGTTCCCAGCGGAATTCCCAACAGAAAGTTTAGCTGTTCCAGATACGCTTCCAACCCAAAAACCAGTTCCAGTATTATAAGCTGTTTGGCCTGTTGCTATATATCCATTATTAGCGCTAGAATCTATTGTGATATTTCCACCAGATATATTAGTATTTCCGATAGTCCATCCGCCAAAGTTTCCTGTCGGAGCAGATAAGGCTCCTCCAAAAGTAGCATCGCCATCAATATTTATTGTAAATTTTGGAGATCCAGATTTTGCTCCAACTATTCCATATGCTGTGATCGCTACACCAGAACCTCCTGTTAATGTTCCAGAAGAATCCCAAGTTATCGTTCCTGCTTTTACTCCACCAGCAACACCGCCAGCTTGATCAAAAGTAAATGGGGCTAAAATCTTAGCTGCTGAAAGATTAAGTTTTGGACTAACAATTAAAACTGGATCGTCAGTATTAATTTTTGCATATAAACCAACAGAAGAGTTATATTGAAACCTAACATTATTGGTTCCATCATTTAACGCAACAGTATATCCAGAATATCCAGTATAAGTTGAATAAATAACGCCACTTCTGATATGCAAGCTTCCATTAACATCTAATTTAATTCCATTAGAACTAGAAGGTTCTGAATCATTTATTCCAACAGATCCATTATAATGAGCAGTTAAAACAGGTGTTCCTACAGCAGCTCCAGTTCTTAAATATATATGCCCAGTAGAAACTGAACCACCAATTAATTGAACGACACCAGCAATTCCTCCTGTAGTATTTTTTCCAACTAAATCTATTTGACCCGCTCCAGAAGTAGCCCAGTTATCGGTTCCTCCTGTTATTGTTAATACATTATTATCTACATCTCTTCTAATGCCTATTGTATCTCCAATAATTATTCCGCCGCCACTATTAACCGTACTTGTCGATGAGCCTCCTCCTAATATACTTCCAGTAGCTATTCTACCGTTGATAATTAAATTAGTTCCGTCCCATCTTAAAAATTTACTTGTAGCCGCGTTTCCAATATAAAATTGATAAGCATTTTCTTGTCCTTCTCCCTGCGTATTACCCAAGAAAAATCCATTGCCAGAAAAAGCTGTTGCTGCATATGTGATTCCGTCTGATTTAATATATCCACTATTTCCTATAGTTAATCCACTAGATCCAATCTTTACTATATTTTTTCCGCTACCAAAAAAACCAGTATTACTTTGAATGTTCCCTGTAAAAGTTGCCGCAGAAAATTCTGCTGTTCCTTGTCCTACAACTCTAAAACCAAAATTTGGAATATTTACGCTGTCTCCATCAACATCTACGGCAACTGTTGGGACTGCTATTTCGGCCCACCAAGTGTTGTTTCCTGATGCTGCGGGAGCGTTTGTTGATCCAGCTACATTTAAACAGTTAAATACTTTATATGTTCCATTCGCTTGTTTAACTTTGCATCTGACATTATGGCTTGTAGTTAATTTACCATAATTAGCTGCCGATCCATTATAAACACTACACTGCATTCCGCTAACCCAAGTTTGAATATAAGAACTAGATTGTAAAAAAGCATTACTATTTGCTAACTCAATAGCCTGAGAAGATATAAATCCAGCTGTTAATTTTCCAGCATCAACAGTTTGAATTTGAGCGTTTTTAATTCTTACTACTTGATTAGGAGGATTTGATGGATCTTCTACAACTTCAAATGGAACTTCAGCGCTAACTCCATTCCATACTTGAAAATTATCAGCAACCAAAACAAAACTTTTATCTGTTCCATCTGCTTTTAAAAGGCCAGAAATATTATTATTTCCATCTAATTTAAGCATTGGCCCAAAACTAGCAACCCAAGATGATCCTGATCTTACATGTATTTTATAATTATCATCAGTATCATACCAAATATCTCCAGTATTATAAGTTCCGCCAGTTGGTTCTGATGACTGATAATAAACTTTAGCTTTTCCGTTCGCAGATGCTTGTGCTCCCGCTGCATTTCCAATTGCTGTTGTTGCGTCTGCTTGCGCTGCTGACGCTGCGGCTTCAGCTACGGCAGCGTTAGCGACAGCTAAACTAGCATTTGTTGTCGCCTTTAATACACCGGGTAAGTTAGACGCAATAACATTAAGAGAAATTCCAGCATTAACTCTTTGAGTTTCTTTTGCAGAGTTGCTATAAAATATGAATTGATCCTCATTGTTTAACTGAGTCGCCAAAGGAAGTTCTGTTATTCTCTTGCTCATACTTATATTTACATTAAGGATTGATAGATTCGTTAGTATAAATCGCGCTTAACGTTGGTTGATTGTAAGCCCCAGATATCAAGATGCCTGTCGATTCAGTGACCTCAAACGACCAAGATGTTTGAATCATAGACTTGTCGCCAATTTGACCATTAATTGAATACGAATCTAATTTGGCGTTCTGTATCTTTACTCCTAGTTTTTTATCTTGATTAGCGTTTTTAAACAAAATGTCAAAATCATATCCAGCGGCAGATACATCTTCTTGAGTAAATTTCTCATTAAGCTTTTCCGCATCAAAAGAATTAACGACAGAATCCAAAGACATTGTTCCTACTATTGGTTTCTGAATTTTTCTTGCAAAAGGATAATTGCTTCCAAATCCATAAAGAGCTTTTCTTTCTAAGTTAACGGCAATATCTAACGATTGAAAATTATCGAATACAAAACCAAACTTAATTCCTGCTGATCCGCTGTTATTTGTGGCAACAATAGTTGTCGAGTTGTAAGGGCAACCTCCATCAAACACTCCAGTAAATGCGTTTTGAATTCTAGTTGGTCTAGAAGCGTTATAAAAATTGAATCCGTATTTCTTATTTTGTACCTGCGAGTCTTGTCCCGCTAGAGCTGTATTTACAGCTGGAACATAATTCGTAGCTGAGTAGTTTGTAATCTGCGCGTTAGCGCCAACGTATTTGCAGCTAACTTCAGCCATTTGGCCAACAGATGTTCTGATACTATAAGATCCTAAGTACGTATTTCCTATTCCTAAAACATTAAAATCAGTTGGCGTAAAAGAAGCCATTGCATCTTTAGCTTGATCATTAGCGATCATTACATAAAAGTTTCTGTCTTTATCGTCAGTTAAAATAGTATATAAAGGATTTGTATAAGCGTTATCAGTAAAATCTAATCCTAAGTATTTTTCATTCCATCCGTCATTTAATAAATAAGAAACGTCCAATTCTACATCTGGGGTTAATTGGCTATGTCTTGCGGCAAACGCCGAAGATCCAATCTGCTTTAGCGGCTGGCGATCCATATTAAAAGAAAAGCCATAGCTCTGAATAAAATCTAAGCGAGAAACCGCGTTGCCAGTGTTACTCGCAGGAACAAACGCATCCCGCGAACCAACAAACATCATCTCCATTTCATATGAAATTAGTTTTCTCATTAGTAAACCTTTCTAGCGCCAAGTGGATCTTCTATTATAGTTACCGAAATATCGTTTACGTTTTTATAAACAAACGTGTGGCTCCATTGATTTGAAAAGAAATATTTGTTTTGGTCATAAATCTTTGGAAGCTTATACTGAAATTTTCTATATCCTTGCTTTCCGCACAAAAAGTGCAAAATACATCTAGCTTCATTATCCGAAACTCCTTTGAAATCTAATTTTAATGATTTTAAAACATTAGCGTGCATTCCGAAATCAGTTCTTTTCGTGAAAGAATATGGCAACTCTGTTTTGATTACAGATGTTTCTTTTGATATTTGAGCTGGATAAGTTGGCTGAAAGAAAAACTCTTTAGTAAATTTAGCATTAGATATTGCGGTATTTTCCCCTACGCTAATGTCGCCAGTGACGTAATAAAAAGAATCGTATAAATTGTTTGCATTTGCGGCGATATTTCTTACTACGTCAAATCTAGAGTAAGCTACGCCAGTAGAATACTCGCCTTTCATATTACTACCTGTAATATAAGCTGTGTCCCATTTTAATAACGATGCAGCTTGATCAGAACTTAAAGATACGCTAACTGTATGAAGATCGTTTTCATTAAACGAGTTTTCGATATTGTCGCAAAACATTCTAATTGGCTTATATATTTGCGCTGGATCAGTATATAAGAAATTACCAGTGCCATTTAAAGATTCAATGTAGCCAAGAATTTTGCGCGCATCTTCTTGCTTTTTATTCTCAAACGGAAGATTCATTTTCATCTGCAAATGATTTAATCCTTTTGGCATAATGTGCATATAATTATCTGTGGTAGTATATGCCGACAAGTCTGCGGAGAATTCAACTGTAGCTCCATAAGAAGGCGTATAGTCTAACGTTGCAGGTATAGACCCAGATATATTTTGATCTCTATCGTAAAAGAAAGACATTAGATGAATCCTTGATATGTAAGAGTTATCACCAAATCATCAGTAGCAGATGTATTTAAAGTTTCTGATATAAGCTCCATACTAGTCATTGTAAATGTAGCTAATGAGCCTATCTCTATAGTAATTTTTCTGCTATTAGAATTCGATAAATAATCGAAAGCTCTTTTAGCTTCATAGTCATCGACGCCGATACTAAAATCAGCATTTACTTTAAACGGTTTAACTGTAACAACTTCCATTGCGCCGCTACCTGTTGGATGATAGTAAGCTTCTCTTTTGCATTCTAACGAATAAGTGAATGATTCAATTCTGTTAGTGCCGCTTCCGTCGCACTCGATTCTAATATCACCGGGTCTTACGACTCTCAAAGCTCCAGTTTCAGAAGCTCCGTTTCCTCCAAATTCATTTCCAACATCTCCAAATATAGAAAAACTTGCATTTAGATTTGGGAAATTGCCAACAGAGGCAGCAACTGAATACGATGTAAGGTAAGCCGAATTAAAACCAAACTTTTTTCCTTTATAATCTACTCCTCCAACTAAAGGATCTAATCCTGTAAAACTTAAAAAGAAATCAGCAGGAGATAAGTATTTCTGAACGCTTAAAGAAGATTGCGGCGCACTAGAAATGAAGGTTTTAAACTTTGAATAGCCAATTACGTTAACGTGATCAACAGGAAGAGAGTAACCAAAATTAACACTATTGACGCCAAATATTTTATGGCCGCTAATGTATAAACTATTATCGTAATTAGAGACTGATGAATTTTTACTCATTATCTACTTCTGAGTGCTCCCCCTAAACGTTTTTCTTCGTTAATGGTTTC